TTAAAATAACTCACGCTCTGATTGATGCTGTTCTGCGCGTTCGGTCAGAAAATCGTCTGAAACACGCGGACTACTGAAGAAAAAGCTATCCCAAGAGTTTTCAACGGGTGACAAGATACGCTCATTCCCTACAGCTCTCACAGTCACTGATTTAACATTCTCTGGAAAGCGCATATCCACCGGTAAACGCACGTTTTGAGTACGGTTGTTCGTAAAAATGGTGCCCTGTGACATGTTGAGCCTCCTCTATATATAAATTCTGATTAAAGTATACACAACGCCTAGCTGTAGAGCAATGCTATATGGCATGAGTGTAAGTAAAAAAAAGAAATTTAAGAGGACGCATTGATATATAAATTGTGAAATTTTTATTGATTCATTTTAGCTATTTAAGTCTCTCTAAAAAAGACATCTGCAATCCATTAAGCCATGCTGGTTTGGTTTTTCGACCCGTTGTCTAACAGGATTAGACAACGGGCGATATTTTCAAACTATAGAGAGTCATCTTTTGTAGCCCCGGAGACACAATAATTCAGTTTATGGCGATAACTGTAGCCCTTGGGATACAAGAAATTAAAAAATCATCGTCAATAAAGCGACTGATTCAGTAGACAATACACTGACAAATATCCCGCCAACTGTAACCACGGGCATCATCCCGAACAATGCCTCAACCTCACTTTAAGACAAAAATTCCCCCATTAAAATCAACCCTTATTGCGGCAACTCCGGCCAGTCAATCTCTGGCGCAGCGCTGGTGTTGATGCGCATTAGCGCGACGCGGTAATGTTTGAGTGCCGCCAATTGCTGAATATCAGTCTGTTGATTATCCATTGCGATGGCGTCGAGTAGGATGTTGATGTGATCTGATACCTGATTTATCAGCGCGGTTTTCTGTTGGCTTGCGGTGGCAATATGGCGGGCTTTTAATGCCTGTTGATCGACTTCCCAGGCGGTCCCTGTCCATATATCAAACTCATGCATTGGCTGAATCAGTGTTTTATTTTTGGGGATTGGCCCCAGTGCAAAAATGATGGATTCATATTTGGTTTCAATGTCATACACCGTTTGATGGCGATGGTCTGCCACTGTCACCCACTGGTTAGCAGTTAAATCCCTGACCAATGCCATGCCGGTTTTAGGTTGAATGATGGGCGCATCAGCCACCGAGTGAGCCGGTAAGCCGACGCCGAGCGGTAAGTATTCCATGCCTGCACTGGCATATTCCAGACTCTCCGCATCATAGTGATAAAGCGTTATCCATCCCGCCTGACTGGCGAGTTGATGGTCATCCAAGATGGCCGGTTGAACGGTAAAGTTATATTTCATTAGATCGCCCTCAAAATATAGCAAAATGAGATGTTGCGTGGACGGGTTTCGGCGGCGGTGCGCACCACGCGGGAGGCGTCAAAATCAAAGCTGCCGCAATGGGTGATGTCGGTATGGTGCGGGGTATTGTCGTTGCCGATGGCAGGGCTTTTGCCGAAAGCACCGCTGAAGTTGCTTTCAGGTGCGCTGCCCATGCTCTCTGATACCCCATTGATACCGCCGGTGATATTTTGCAGCGCGTCGGTTTGTGCGCTTAACAGGGGGCGACCAGTATCAATGCCGCGTCCGTCATCAAATCCACGAATAAACTCACCGCGCAAATCGGGTAATTTATGGGTCGGATATAAAGTTGCCAGCGTGGGATAAACGTAGGGATAAAATGCTGCGCCGTTACATTTTAAATATCCTGCCGGTGGCGTTTCGCTTGGGTAGGGCAGTGGGATGCCGATGGGGGTCAATGCCTGGCTGCGACTGGTGACGATATCTATCCATTCCCGCCATTGACCATAAGAGCACAGCCGGTAAGCTATTTTTGCCGCAGTGTGGGTATTATTGGTGGAGAAAATGAACTGGTGGGCGGTTAACGCGTCATTTTGAATATGCTGAATGGTCGCATCACCAAAGCCCTCGGGCTTATTGGGAGCGTATTGATTGACACAGTACATGCCGGTTTTTGTCAGCGCATTGATGCCCGCCGAGGCAATAATGCAGGGGCCACCCCAGCCAAATGCGCCGACGGCCATGAGTTCATCTTGAGCATTACCGACATTTCTGGTGGCCGCAGAGCCTAATTGCAAGTTAGCCCGCGCCGCTTTGGTATTGCCAAGGTCAAATAAATTGTGGCTGGCGAGGAGATATTGCGGGTGCGGATTGAGGGTGCGGATATGGCTGCTGATTGAGGTGACGGTGGTGTGGCTCACCTGATCGGCATACTTGCGCGTTGCCAGCACCACCGCAGGGTCGGTTTTCAGTGTGACAGCGGCAGTGTTGCTGACGGCCAAAATGACTCGAATAGTCTGGATACGGCCACTGCCTTCCTGCATTTGTGGCTTATAGCTTTCCGGGCAATTAGCGATAGCAATTAACTCTCCGGCTTTATCCAGCAAGCCAATTTCCCGTATCCACCACCCGCCCTCAGTCTCAGGGATAATCTGCTCTGCAATAATCTGACGGGGATTGTTCGGGTCAATCATCAGGGCATTAAGGGCGGCGCGGCGTTGTTCATTCACCAGTTGGGTTTGTGCCAGATCGGGTGTTGGCAGGGTGCCGCCGCCATCCCCGACTACCATGTGGGTTATCTCTAAGCGGGTGCCGAGCGCAGTGGCGTTCGCCAGTTTGGCTGCGCCGATATGGGTCAGTAAGGCAAAGTATTTAGCGATCATATTGAGTCCATTCGATAGGGGTACACGGTCAGCTCATCACCGCTGTAACTACCGGCGGCGATAGTCAGCGGGCCGCTGCTATCAAGATTGATAGACAGGCCGACTAAATGACGGCTGCATGGCTTGGCGTCGTCTATCAGCCGCTCCAGCTCTTGATACATCTCTTCGGTAATACCGGTTTCCAATACGCCCACATCGAGGCGAAAAGTGCCGGGTGTTTCGTTGGTCTTCCACCACTCAATCACCTTGATGAGATAGCCGAGCGGCTCAACCACCCGACGAATCGCGCCGATGGTGCCTTTGTATTTGTGGACATATTGCGAAGACTTCACCACCGCGCGCTTAGTCGTTTCCGGCCATTTCTCATCCCAGCGGTCAACTGACCACGCCCACGCCAGATAAGGCAACAGCGGCAGCGGGCAAGTGTCGGCGTTCCAGAGCTGGCGAATCGGAACCGGGGTATTCTCCAGCTCGGCGCAGGCGCGCGCGGCGGCCACTTCCAGCACCGACGAACCAACAGGCAATAAACGGTCAGTCATCCGTACCCCCGACAGTGATGCTGCTGCCGGTGCACCAAGCCGCTTGGGTTTTATCCAGCACCACGTCAGCCAAAGGGGCATTAATCACCGCCCGCTGGACGCCCTCAACATGTAGCGCGGCATACAGCGCCGACAGGCGGATGTCGCGACCAAGGCGGCGCTGTGCAGTGACAAAGGCGGTCAGTTTCTTCTCAGCCGCAATGCGTACTGGTTCAGCCTCCGGCCCCGGATGCAGGTAGAGCACCGCGTCAATTTCATAATCTTCAATGCGGGCGGATTGCACCGTCACCCGGTCAGCCACCGGCCGCGTGTTCTCATCATTCAGCGCGGCTTCCACCACCGCCAGCAGCTCGCTTGAGGCTGCGCCGTTACCCTCGCGCGATAGCACTGTAACCGTGACACAAGCGGGTGTCGGACTGATTGCCGAGGAGTCGGCCACACGGCCGTCAGCACTTTTGGCATGATATTCATACGCACCGGTTGGCCCGGCGACACTCAAGCCCTCAAAGGCTTGTGGGATACGCACCCGGAAATCAGAGTCAGATTCCATCACCGCGTCAATGGGCGGAATGGCGGCGGGGTCAGCCGGGATAATCACCAGCCGCTCAACGTTGTTATTTGCGCCGAGCTGGTCTAAATCACTGCCGACGGCATAGGCCACCATCACCGCGCGGGCCGCATCGTTGACGCGCTGGCGCAATATCACCTCGCGATAGGCGTTTTCCTGCAACAGCTTCACTATGGGTTCTGACTCAAATGACAGTGTTAAGCGCATCGCGTCTTGCTGGTCAGCCGGATATAAGGCAATAAACGCCTCTTTGCGCACGGCAAACAGGCTGTCAAAATCCAGTGACTCAATCACCAGCGGGGCCGGTAACTGGCTTAAATCAATGATTGCCATTATTGGCCTCCTAGTGGCACGGCCAAACTCAACCGGCTATCGCTATCGGTACGGCTACCGGTTAAATCCACTATCATCTGGCCGTCAATCTGGGTGGTGATACTGATGGCATTTAAGGTCACACGCGGCTCCCAGCGCATCACTGCGCCATACACCGCCGCCATCATTTTGATACGTAAGGCGGGATTTTGCGGCTGGTCGATCAGGGTTGATAGCAAGGAGCCATAATCACGGCGCATCACCCGCGTACCTTGCGGCGTGGTCAGAATGTCGCTGATTGACTGGCGGATATGGTCAATATCGTCGATGTGTAAACCGCTGTTGCGGTTCATGCCGCTATATTTGTAAGTGGTCATTTAACCCCCTCTGTCCAGCTTCCGCCGCGTTGTACGCCGCCGTGGTCATGCTCATCCACCACCACCCCATTGGATGAGAACTTACCGCCGGAATGTTCAATATTTCCGGTCATTTTTCCGCCTTGTTTCACTTCTAAGGTGGCGGTGGTCAGATGTTGAGTGCATTCCACTTCGGGTGTATCCAGTGTGATTTTGACTGATGCGGTACAGGTAATATTGGGGGCGGTGACAGTGACTGACTCGCTGGCCTCAATCACTGCCGTGGCTATGCCGGTAACAGCCAGGTGACTGGTTTCCGGCTCATACTCAAAGCGCGCGCCATCAGGAAAAGCGATCACTATGCCATCGGCCGATTGTGACGGCGCTGGATTGGCATCAGAAAAGATGGCGGGCAGCACAAAACCGGTGGTGAGTTCACCGCCAATACTGAGCACCATAACTTGCTCACCCACTGACGGCGCAGACCAAAAACGCACCCGACCAGCGCGTAGGGTTAACCAATTGAGCCAATCGGTTTCAAGGTTGCCTATTTTTACCCGGCACAATCCGTTAGCAAGATCGACGTCTGAGACGATGCCAATACGGATAATGTTAGCCAACAGGCGTTTAAGACCAGCAATAAGGATATTCATGCGGCCAGTGTGCCGCCTACGGGCGCGCGCGGCATGTGATGGGTTTTGTGTGAGGGATGACACAAGAAATTGTGAAAGTAAGCTAATCTAAAAATGGTTCTTAGCAATATTCATATAAAAAAGGTTAGGAAAACTTTCTTCTCACGGTCTTTCAACTACTTCATGTTTTTCACTGTTAGTTGGCCTCGTTTTATTAAAGAAAAGTTTTGTTTTTTTGAGAGTATAGATTTATTTTAAAAAAACAGAGGATCTATGAGAATTTATAAATCTCCAACCATTACTAATAAGAAAATGGAAAATAAAATTCCTACTATAGTGGAAAATAAAAACCAACTAACTAGTCAGTGTGTGGGTGTTAGAAATGTAAATGTGAATTTTATGATTCATAATACTGAGAATCATACTAATTCAGTGAAAAGAACAGAATTTTTACAAACTGCACTCGTCAAAAAACCAATTATGGCTGCCCCCACAAAGGCCTACATATACTGCCCGTTTTTCACTAAAGATATGATAGTACAGGCAATTGAGATAAATGTCCCTCGTGTTCTGCAAGGAAAAACGCCATATCCAATATTATCAATGGATACTGGGCAGCTACGTAGTGTAGGAGTAAAAGAATATGTTAATAAAATGAAAAAATATCTTGTATATAGAGAGTCATACTTTAATGAAAACACGAGTTTTTTAAACAAGAAATCAATTGAAAAAATGCATAAAAACGACCCAGTCGGCACCAAACGACTTGGGGAATACTTAGCATTGAAACAAATAAAGCTGATTAGCTTAGATAAAGCAAATCCAACGATACTAGAAAAAATATATATAGTTGGACATGGTAGAGCAGGTGAAAATAGCATTTCCTCAGGTGAGGGGAAAAGAAAAAATTCCAGTAATGTAGTAAGTGAAATTAAAAAATTAATAAAAAGCGCTCAAGGTCATGAACGCACAGTTGAGATCAGGATGATGCAGTGTGAAAGTGCTGATCGAGAAACTATTTCCAGCATGGATAAAAGAACCTTGGATGAGAGCGCTAAAATAAAAAATGGGAGACAGCCATTAGCGCAGCATATGAGTAATGCATTGAAAGATATAGGAATAGACACTAAAGTGTATGGATATCACGGCAATGGTGTCAACAGTTGGATACAAAACATTCATCGTTCTCGGGTACTAGAACATGAATTTATGGAAGGAAGAAATACCACTTACCGTGCTAGTGAGCACCGCCAGGTTTTCTCGCCACAAATTAAGCGGAATGTGCTTACCAAGATTAATATTTACCAAGCCACTCCAATGCCAGATCCCCAATCCATTCGCTATCGCCGTCAGTAAAGCCCAATAACTGGCGGCGCTCGTATTTCACTGTTGGGCCGTTCTTTGTGACCTTATCCCGCAAGCCGTAGTGATGCACCCGCGCCAGATTATTGACCTTACTGCTAAAGGTAACGGCGGCTTCGTCGGCGTTGGATTCGTTTTTGATATAACGGGCGGTGCGCAGTTTGGTAAACATCTTGCGTTTGATGCGGCCTTGTTTGTCGCGGCGTTTTTTCTTGCGGGCGACAAAGGGGGAGCCGTCGGGATTTTGCTGCGCCTGAATGTGCTTTTGTTGACGCTGACGCAGTTCTTTAGAGACCTGTCGCATAAATGCGCCGCGCGCCTGTGGGGATAATTGCGCCAGTAAGATGGATAAGGTTTGGTCTAACTCATGCAGGTCATTCACCGTGTCCACTCCGCGACAGTTTTACCCTCAATATCAATCTTATAGCTGTTGATAAAATGCTCCGGCGGTATCGGCTCCCCAAGATGGGTAACGTCTAATTTGCCATCTTGTTCTTTCACGACCACCCGTTCGGTGAGTTTGATATCAATGCTGATATCGCGCACTTTGTTATCCAGATAATCAACTTCAAAAGTAAAACTATCCTGGCGTTTATCGGGGTTTGCCATAATATCTGACTGATGAGTGCGCAACCAATGCAAAATCGGGACAATGACCAGATCCATATCACTGGCGTAATCGGTCACCAGCAGATTTAAGGTGTACTGATATTCAAAAGAGAGTGACGGGGCCAGCGTGGCAATAATCGCCCCTTTATCGATAAACACATGTAAGCAGTCTGGGTTTTGCTTGATGTACGGCACCGCTTTTAAAATGGCGGTGCGCAGCGAATCAGGCTTTAACATCGGCGATAGTCCTTTGCTGACAAATGAACACAGTATCAACCTGCGCCGCACAAGCGTGCAATGCCGCCTCAAGGCGATCAATATCGTCGTTTAAATCACCGTTAGTGTGTGGCTCTGCTGCCGGAAATTGGCACTGCGCCACTCTCGGACAGCCATTGACGGTAATCTGCGGCCCCGGTAAAGGCAGGTCGCTGGCGCAGCCGGATAATATCATCAGGCAGGGGAGTATCAGCCCAGCGGCGTAAGGTTTCATTTTCACGGTATAACCTCTTGATTTGGCTATTGCGCTGTGCCAACAACTGATCGGCGCTGGCGAGCTGTTGCCGTAATTGTGCCTGCGCCTGATTATTGGCATTGGCGGTCAGTGCCAGGGCGATAAGTTGGCTGTTTTTATTGGCTGTCTCGACCGTTTGCTGGTCAATCACTACTTGGCGAGCCTCAGACAAACGGTAAGTTTGCACGCCACCGACAAGCAGCAAGACGGCGGCAACTGTCCAGGCGAGTGGGGCTGTATTGATAATTGACATGGATTAGCCCGGATATTGACGGGCGGGCAATTGAAAATGCGGGCCGTCTTTAAATGTTGTCCAGTTGCCGCCCCATTCCACGGCGATCCCCAACTCGGCGGAGGCCTGTTTCATTGCGTCAGCCATTGGATAAAAATACTTCCATTCCCAACTCACTTTGCCATCAGGCAGCGGCACAATATCGACCGCGTGGCCGGTTAAGTGACGACTGTTCAGGGTTTGGCTCGCTTTGGCCCTGACCAGTTCGCGCTGGCGCTCCAGTGTGCGGCGGCCCTCGATCACTTTAAAATCAATCGGGGTCAACTCCAGCGCGCGGCGCACCACGTTGACCAAATCAGGATGTACGCCGATCAAGTTGCTTTCGCTGGCCTTGCCGAAGATAAATTTATTGCTTGGCATCAGAGGTTCCCGCCTTTTTGTTCACAATTTTGAATACCAGCTCACGGATGGTCTGCAAGCCGATCAGCCCGATAAGGCAACTGACAAATATTTCCACTTTCCCGGCGGCAACTTCGGTTAATGCGCCATTCAGCCAAGGAATGGCGTCAATCAAGTGAATGAGCATGGGGGAAATCACCGGCCCAATATTGACGCCGACTAGCCCACACACCACACCTTCGCCGATACCTTCGCGTAACTTGCCGCCGCCCCACACTACGCGGCGAAACGCCACAATAAAGGCGACCAGAAAGCCGTTTATCACGGTTGAATGGGTAGAATAAAAGGCCAGTACCACTCCCACCCAACTTGGATCTTTTTCTGGCATTTTCATATCCGTTACCCCCTGTGGGGAATTATGCAATCAGTCCCAAAGTTGCAGGGTTTGCGTGGTGACAGCGGCGCTGACTTCGGGCATTTCCACCGGGTAACCGTGTGGTAACACTGGCCCGATATCCGCTAACCCCGGATTGGCCGCCAGCACTTTTTCTGTCACCCCCTCGGTACGGCCGTAGTAGCGCCAGCACATGGCGTCAACGGTGTCGTACTGCTGGGCCAGAATGCGCATTAAATCAACTCCACCGTCATGCGGTTGATGGCCTGAATATCGTTAATCGCCCAGGCAGCATCACGGCGCAAATTATCAATGGTGGGTTCCAGTGAATCAGCCCTTTTCCCACCTGCGCCAGTGGTATCAAAGCCACGAAAGCGATCAGTTAAACGGGCTTGCATCAGGCAAAACACTGCGGTGCGGTACAACTGAATACGGGTGCTTTCCTCGTTCAGTTTTTCCGCTGGCACCTCCGCCGCTGAGCGATACCCCTGTTTTTGCTGGGTTAAGCGCCAGACTGTCAGCCGGTCATTCACTTCATTGATGGCAAACAGCGCCGCCTCAATAACACGTGGCTGGGTGATGGTGCCGTCTTGGCGCGACTCTTCGCGGTACTGATTCAGGTCAATATCCGGCCAAAAGCCATCATTTTTGATAACGGCTTTTTCCGTTGTCTCTACCGGTTCCGGCGCTTCTGGTTTCTGATTGCCGTTAATGACGATTTCCATACTGAGACTCGCAAAATAAACGGGCGGTGGACGCTGGCTTTGTTAGGGTAAAACATATCCTGACTTAGCTAGCGTGCCGCCCTCGCCGGGGCGTTTGGGTGATTAGGCTATTTTATTTGTCATTCTTTGCTATAAAGAGTGGACTTGGGCAGTGCTCGCATCCTCACGTACTGCGTGTACGCTCCGGTTGCTCCGCGCTGTCCGCGTCCAAACTGCCTGCAACAATTACGCCTAATCGAATTTTCCCTAAGACGCTTTAATCAGCTTCTCAAGATTCTTGATATCGGTTTTCACACCGCTGTTATCGTCCAGTTGCAGCGCCGTTTTCAGGTTTGCCAGCGCGAGAACGTTGTCGCCGTCCTGACGCAGGGCATAACCGACAAATTTATGCAGACGGGCGCAAACCATATCTGGCATATCCTGACCGGTGAGAATTTGTTGGGCGCGCAAAAGCTGCGGAGTATCGAGCGGCTTTTGGTCGGTCAAAGTGCGTTGCGCAATAGCGGCCACTTCCTCGGCAATCAGGCACGCGGTGGTGCGCCTAAAGCTGTCTGGCGTCACCAAATCATGCTTAATGGCGTACTCCGCAATATCCAGACCACGAGTGATATCGCCGACATCCAGATGCCAAATCAACATACGCATCAGAATGTCGTCCTGTTCGCCGCTCCCTTTCGCCAGTACACCCGCCACCCACGGTTGATAAGTCGGTAACATGCCTTGCTTAACCTCGGCTTTACGGGCGATCGACTCAATACGGCCCAGCTGGGCCATATCCTGTTGCAGCTTGAACAACAACAGCTCGTAGTTGCTGGCGTGGCTCAGGTTGGCCGCCTCGCTCAGTGAATCCGATTGCTGAGCCGCCACAAATAGCCGGTGACGGCGTACGGGGTTAGTCATAGGAATTAACCCTCTTTTGGCGCGGAGAAATCACCGAATTCAATATTTTCAATCAGCGCCACGCCGTCGAAATCTTCGACTACATAGGCTTCATTGACTGACTCATAGTTTTCAATGCGATCGCGTTTTGGATTGTCGATAATGTGGCGGCGGCGGGTGCCGTCTTGCCAGTAGATAGACAGGTTATCTAACCGGGTGATCATAATGGCATTGGCTGGGAACGAGGGCGCACGCACGGCGGGCAAACCACCAACACGCTTCTGGCTGATAATTAAATCAGCGGCCAGCACTTCGCTGTTCGGCTGTTCCTGATTGACGATCGGGAAGTATTTATCTGCCAACAACTGACGACCCACAATCACCACCAGTTCGGTATCGTCCTGGTACCACGGCTGAATCAGCTCATCGGTGGCGGCCATCACCAGCGCGTCAAGATTGTGGAAGTCGCCACCTTTGCCGATGCGAATTTTTGCCGAAATCACACCACCTTGCTCATCAACCACTTTATCCATCACCTGACCTGGCGCATCTTCACGGATACCTTGTAGCCAGCCACGATTGACGTCTTGAAGTAGCTTATTAACGGTACCATCAGAGGTTTTCGCGCGATGTGTACCATTAAAGCCAATCATGATGCGATCAAGAGCCTGGCGTTTCACAATGGCATCACGGATACGGGTTTGAAAATCAGGGAATTTAGCCCACATATCCAATTTGGGATAAGCCAGCGCAGTATCAAAGTTGGTTTGGGTACAGTTGTATTTTGTTCCATCCAGACCGCTGGGATCAGAGGCTTCACGCTCTTGCTTTGAGGTATCGGTGGTACTGGCGATAGGGCGTTCAATACCTAAACCAACCTTTTCACCCTCTTTTTCATCCACTGGATAGATGTTGATTTTTGACAGAAAAACGCTGCTTTCCTGTTGCTTGGTTTCCAGTTTTTGTGCAATGGATGGCTCAACGGTAAATTTCGCGCTGATGTCCTCTTTATTGTCCAAATTGTTCAGTTTGGCGACTTGCTGCAAAAACTGGTTGTATTTAAATCGGGTGGTTTTTTTCATGTGAAATTAAATCCTTAACATAGCAAGCAGAATGACTTAGCAATCAGTCAGAATGGCACTGTCATTGCCCGTTGAGCGCTCGCGCTGGGAGAAGTTGCGGTCTGTTTTACTGAGCGTGGTTTTAAGCTCGGCAAGCTCTTGCTTCGTCGCATCACTGGCGGTTTTTAGCTCAGAAAACTGCTGCTCCAGTGCGGTAAGGGCGCTAAATTTCCCCTCAACCTGCTGCGCGACCAATTCAACCGCCTGATGCACATCATTAAAACGCGCATCGTCACCGGTCTGTTTTTTGGTAAACATGGTCTTGATGGTGGTCAGCAGGTTGGGTTTAGCGTCCTGCTCGGCTTCAAATTCCAGATTGATTTCGGTGGCTTCGGTAAAAATGGCGCCAGACTGACTTTTGCGTGATGCCAAAGGGCTATGTTCGCTTTGCGCACAGAATGTCAGCATTTCAGCGCCTAATGAGGCAGGAGTGTCAGTAAAACCAATGCCGGTCAAATAGGCTTTGCCGGTATCCGCAAACTTCTCAATATATTCAATGCTGGAGTAGACCTTTTGCCGTGCCTGACGCAGTTTCACCAAATCGTCAGTGGCATCCACCTGGACAAGCAGCGCTAATTTGCCTTTCAGTGGCCCGTCACTGATTTCTTCATACTTGGCCGCCGTGATATCGCCATAGGCGCGGAACTGGCTATCAGGTAAAACGCTCTTGATATGCTCCAGATTGGCACGCGAACCACGAAATGCCGGGTTGTAGCTTTCGGCCATTTCAATGATGTGGGCGCGGGGAACATGGCGGCCATCACTGGTTGCGCCCTCCACCACGGCACGGAAAAACTTAGATATTGGCATGTGATTGATTCCGGTCTGATTCGATAGTAGTGACCTATGTTGGCGACCGGCGACCAACGGAACAATCAGGCGCTGTTGTGCTATGGCTGGCACAAGGTGTAATGCGAGATGGAGGAGGTGCGGATAGGTAGCCTTGCTGCAATTGAGCAATAAAGCAGGCTATTTAACATGGAAAGCGTTTCTATCAATGCCGATTTAGATCCCCGCCGTCAAGCCATGTATCTGTACTGGCAAGGGCTGCGTATCGCCCGAATTGCGGAAATGATTGGTGAGAAAGCGGTCACGGTACACAGTTGGAAGCGCCGCGACAAGTGGGATGCTTACGGGCCATTGGATCAGATGCAACTGACCACGGCAGCGGAATATTGCCGCCTGATCATGAAACCTGTCAAGGAGGCCAAAGACTACAAAGAGATTGATTTACTGGGCCGACAAGCCGAACGTCACGCCCGGATTGGTAAATACAATGATGGCGGTAACGAGGCCGATCTCAATCCCAATATTGAGAAGCGCAACAGCGGAACGCGCAAGGCAGCGCAGAAAAATGTATTCAGCGAGGCGCAGGTTGCCAAGCTGAAAGATATTTTCAATGAATCCATGTTCGACTATCAGCGCAACTGGTATCAGGCCGGTTTATCGCCTGATTTCCGCATTCGTAACTTTTTAAAATCGCGCCAAGTTGGCGCAACCTATTTCTTTTCTTGGGAAGCCCTGCTGGATGCGCTTGAGACAGGGCGCAATCAGATGTTTGTTTCGGCTTCAAAAGCACAGGCGCATCAATTTAAAAATTATATTATGGCGGCGGCGCGTCAGGTGGATGTTGATTTGCGCGGTGAGGTAATTATTTTGCCTAATGGCGCGGAAATGCACTTTCTCGGTACCAACGCCAGCACCGCACAGGGCCGCCCCGGCAATCTCTATCTGGATGAATATTTTTGGATCCCCGGTTTTCAGAAGTTGCGCCGCGCCGCATCCGGCATGGCCTCACAAAAAAGATACCGCTCTACCTATTTTTCTACCCCATCCAGCACTTCACATGAGGCTTACCCGTTCTGGGCGGGCACGCTGTTTAACAAAGGTAAGGCCAAAGATAAACGTATTGAAATTGATGTCAGCTACCCACGGCTAGCCGCCGGTCGGCTGTGCGAGGATAAGCAGTACCGCCAGATTGTCACCATTGAGGATGCACTAAAAGGCGGCTGTGACCTGTTTGATATTGATGAATTACGCAATGAAAACAGTGATGAAGATTTTGAAAACCTGTTTATGTGCGGCTTCATTGATGATAACGCCTCTACCTTCAAACTGGCCGAAATGCAGCGTTGCATGGTGGATAGCTGGGAAAAATGGTCAGACGTCAAACTGCTGGCGTTACGCCCGTTTGGTGATCGTCCGGTGTGGATTGGCTACGACCCGGCCAGCACTGGCGATAGTGCCGGTTGCGCCGTCATTGCGCCGCCAGTGGTGGCGGGCGGTAAATTCAGGGTATTGGAGCGCCACCAGTGGAAAGGCATGGATTTTGCCGACCAGGCCAGCAATATCAAAAAGATCACCGAGCGCTATAACGTCACTTACATCGGTATTGATGATACCGGTCTGGGCCGTTCCGTGACGCAATTAGTACGGCAATTCTTCCCGGCGGTGAACGCCATTCACTACAGCTTAGAGATGAAAGCTGACCTGATTTATAAAGCCAAAAATATTATTCAGGGCGGCCGCCTGGAGTTTGACGCGGGCTGCATTGATATTGCCACTGCGTTTATGTCTATCCGTAAAACCATGACCGCCACCGGCCGCAACGCCACCTTTGTCACTGACCGCTCTAAAGACGTCAGCCACGGTGATGTGGCCTGGGCCATTATGCACGCCTTATTCCATGAGCCTCTTGAGGGCATTAACAGCAATAACACCAGTGTGATGGAGATTTATTAATGAGTAAACGCAACAGGAAAAGCCGCCCGGCTAAAGTGGTAACAACCATGGCGGGCAATAGCACCCCGAAAGCCGAGGCGTTTACTTTTGACGACCCGATCCCGATGATGGACAGGCGCGATATTCTGGATTATCTGGAATGTGCCGTGATGGATCGCTGGTATGAGCCGCCGGTATCGTTCAATGGCCTGGCTAAGTCATTTCGTGCGGCAGTGCATCACAGCTCGCCTATCTACATGAAACGTAATGTACTGGTTAGCCTGTTTGAGCCGCATCGGCTGCTATCAAAGCAGGATTTTAGCCGCTATGCGCTGGATTTTTTGGTGTTCGCCAACTCATTTTTAGAGGCTCGCTATAACCGGCTGGGCGGCATCATAAAACTGGTACCCAGCCCGGCAAAATATACCCGCCGAGGGGTGGATATGGACACTTACTGGTATGTCTCATCTTATGGCAACCCACATCCATTTGAAGCCAACAGCGTTTTTCACCTGCTAGACCCGGATATTAATCAAGAGGTTTACGGTGTTCCTGAATATCTTGCTTCGTTAAATTCGACTTGGCTTAACGAGGCCGCGACGCTATTTCGCCGCAAATATTATCTGAATGGTAGTCACGCCGGATTTATTCTGTATATGAACGACGCCGCCCATAAACAGGAGGATATCGACGCCTTACGTAAAGCGCTGAAAGAATCCAAAGGGCCGGGCAATTTCCGTAATCTGTTTATGTATGCCCCAGCCGGTAAAAAGGACGGCATACAGGTGATCCCATTAGCAGAAGTGGCGGCGAAAGATGAATTCGCCAGTATTAAGAATGTCACCCGCGACGACCAGCTCGCTATGCAACGGGTACCGCCTCAATTGATGGGGATTTTACCCAATAACACCGGTGGTTTTGGTGATGTGGAGAAAGCCGCACGGGTGTTCGCCATTAACGAACTGGCCCCCTTGCAAGAACGGTTGATGGAGATTAATGACTGGGTTGGGGAGGAAGTGGTGAGGTTTAAGGCGTATGAGTTGCTATCAACCAAATAAGTAAATGCACTTGCCTACAAAACTGTATTGTAGGCAAGTACAATACTTATTTTTTCATGCTGTTAATTTGATGCACGGGTGGTATCTCCACCCCTATTGGGTACAATCTCATTGTAAACTCAACACCGTTATTATTAATATACGGCGTTCTCTTGAAAATAACCAATAGCTCCCTTCCATCTACTGTCACAGACTGAGTAAACCCTTCCTGAAAGGTTTTTAGTAATTTCTTTGTCTTATCATCTAATTTTACACCTAATGCTTTATCATAAAAGTAAGCGACAGCCTCCAAGAAATTAGCTCGCCTAAACTTTTCATGAGATTTTTTATTTACATTGAGCATAATGGTGGCATACCTGCCAAAGCGTCCCCCGTCACCATTATCTGCCATGACATAAAAAGCAATATCATCTTCATTTTGTGCAGGGTTATCAGAGGGCAATAAAGGGTATATTTTATAAGGCGTACCACATCCGAATCCCATATTTGGAACATCAGCCCAGCCTTTTGTGGCATTAATTATATTACTACCATCAAATGTTTTACATAACAATATGGGATCATATGGCAGGAAGTCATTAATATTCGTAACTGGTTCAGAACTATTAAATGCAATACCATCTGTGGTACCTACCCCTTTATCTAAAGAATAAAACAAAACGGCCACAGCAATAATCGCTATTATAACTATTAGCATTATATAATTGGTTTTATCCTGCTGTTTTATATCTGCTGCTTCACGATCCGCTTTTTCCTTTTTTTTATTTTTTTCAGCAATCCACTCAGAAGCTAATTCATTCATTCCTTTGTTATTTTCAGGCTCTATAGACTGTTTTTCCCCACAGAAATTACAAAATGAGGATTTTTCACCTATATCCTGGCTACATTTTTTACAGAGCATATACTTGAGTTCCAATAATGTTGATACCGACATTTTATCTAATATGTATACCACTTTGTGACATGTCACAAGACTCTTGATTTTGTTTCTGTGCCATGTCACGATTTTAAAAGAGCAAGCCGCAACAGCCACCTCGAAAATCTGTGATAATTGCTCAAATTGTTTAGTAAACTGACTACCACAACCCTGCAAGTTCAAGACGCAACAATCCGCATCATTCTACTCACCCCCTAATCATTATCTAAGCTCCGCCAATACTGGGTTTTTAGCCTCTTTCTAACTGCATAAAAACTGAATATTTAGTCACACAAAGCGCGGGCGGGGGGAGCGCACGGAAAGAGGTGTGAGCGGTGCTTCAATCCTCCTCATATATGCCCGAAATCGTCCCCTCAATGCATGTGCGGCACTCTGCCTTTTTGGCTCGAAACGATTCATCATGAGAGGTGAAATAAAAAAGCGCCTCTCTGTGTGGCGTGGAGGCGCTTTTGTGTTGTATCTTTTTCAAATACGGAAACCTACTCCCACCCTCATATTCTGCTTATTTATTCAATCGATGACCTAAAGCAACAGAGTCTTTGATTTGAGTGCTGGTAAGTTACATTAAGAATAGTTATTATTTCTCGATTAATTCCAACTTATTAGCAAAAATGTAACCATGAAAGATTTGCAAGCACGACAAGCTATTTTTACTGGGATTACCAGTTTGTATCACTATCAGTCATTTGATAAAGGTAGCAAAGACGAAGATTATCTAAGACAAACTTTGGTGGATAACACGATATATTGCTCTAACCCTAATGATTTTGAAGATTTATGGGATATGAAACCTGTTTTCCCAAAGCTAACAGAAAATAGTTTCCTAAGAAAAGGGATTGAGAAGCAACTTAGGGGGTTGGATTTTGATGAATCAATTATTAGTTCAGTTGATAACATTCAAGAAATATACGAAAATATATCCTATAGTCAAGGAATTGCTTACGCTGAACTATTTAGAGTGTACTGCCTAACACTTAGAAATAATAATATTGAAATGTGGGAGCGTTATGCCAATGTACATAAAGGAATATGTTTAGAGTTTGATATTAACAATGAGATTTTTGGCTCTGCATGGCAAGTTGACTATAATGATGAGTCGGCTTATTTTAGCGTGTTAATACGTAATGAGCCAATGTTGTTTGTTCTAAGAAAAAAACATCTTTAATAGTAGAAGAAGAGTTTAGGATTCTTGCTAAGACTGAGCTAGCTAACAAGAATGGTGAGTTTAATAATTTATGTGTCAATAATGAAAATAAATTAAAAATACCAGGTGGTGCGCTAAAATCGATTATTGTTGGCTGTCAAGGAGATTATGAGTATATAAAATATTTTGTTCATAGCATTAATGCTAATATACAATTAAAGAAAGCTGTGAAGAATAAAAATAAGATTAATCTAATTATAGTTTAACTAAGTGATAACCAAATGCTATATAAATTTTTCACGTTAAATGACAATTCACTCTCATCACTTTATGATACATCTCTTTGGTTTTCAAAAATATCGGAATTTAATGATCCTTTTGAGGGGAGAGTTAAGCTAGAAACTAAAATTTTAGATAATGGGATGTTAATAAAAATAATTAATGGGATAAATGATAAAGGAGAGCTAAACGAATATTTTAAAATAAAAAATAAGACAGAAACTAATCAAGCCTTAACCCAACTATTTCTGCAAGGAAAGTCAGAATGTCTTAAAAAAAAGCTTAACACTGTAATACAATCAGGGTTTAATGCAATAATAGAAAGTTATAATCAACATGGTGTATGCTGTTTTATTTCTAACGTTGGGAATGCAGAAAGTTCTCCACCTCTGGAAAATCGTCTTATGTGGTCACATTATGCTAACGGTCTTCGTGGGTTTTTATTGGAGTTTACTCAAGATAGATTATTTGATTTAGAAAATAATAAAATTGATGGCCCTTTTATTGTAGACTATACCAATAACTATCCAGTCATTGATTTAATCGACTTCGCCAGTCAATACTATGTTTTTAGAAATAAAGAATACACAGACAAATATATAGAGTTGATGATTAAATCGAAGAATTTAGATTGGAAATATGAAAGTGAAGTTAGATATACTAACCCAAATGGTAACTCTTTACTTAAATACAATTCTGATGCAATAGAATCACTCCATATTGGAGAGAAGATGGAAGAAAAACAAAGGAAAAATTTGCTTTCCATTGCTAAAAAAATCGGTATAAAAAATATTTTCGAGGCAAGGCTAGATAGTGAAAGCTACTCAATAAAGTCATTCAGATATGTTAAATGAAATACTTTTAATTATTATTCCCGTACGTTTTATAACGTGTGGGAATAATAGTATATCTAATTTCCTAACATCAACCTCTTATACCCCAATGTCTGCCAACACTCAGAATCGTCCTGCAAGCAACAACCCGCCTTATCACCTGGCAATGTATCACCACACCGTTTACAGCTACTTTTCCTCAATTCCGCAAGCTGCTTATGCAGTAGCTTATTATCCTGACGGATCAGGCTGGTTAAATACTCGGTCACCTCATAAGGCTGACGAGCAATGCGGCGCTGTTCGCATCCCTCCAGCACCATAGCCAACTCCTGCGCATCCAAACGCAGAGTAAGAGTAGTTATGCCAAATTTTTTATCGCGTTGGCGCTGGGCGCGTTTACGTTCGCTTGCTGTTGTCATTTTTTGTACCCCGAACCTTTTTCTGCCAGTCCACGAATTGCCGGGCGGGCTAATATGATTCTCTGGCAATCATGAATGGCTCGGCAGAACTCATCACGTTCACAGAGATGTTCAATCGGAAGCTGTAAATATTGATTCCATGCATCACCCAGCATCTGAGCGACTCGTTGCTCATCGGCTGACAATGTACAAATGGTGTCGGTGTAATTAATGTTGGTGGCTTTCACTGATTATTCCCTCTCGCAATCTTGCTACCCGGCTCATCACACTAAATGCCCGCTGGCCGGTGGTTGGCTGGCACTGGTACAGACAACAATCCTCTCTTGCCCGCCAGTTCTGGCCGCCGATGGTCAACGTTGCGCCGCAAGCCAGTGATTGCGCCTGCTGTTTGCTAATGGAAAGCCCGATTGACTCGGCAAAATCGCGGATTTTTGTTGTCACTGGTGCCAGTTGTGCGGTTTTTTCTTGCCGCTGGGCGGCCTTTTCGGCTGATGCCTGGCGTGATAATTCCTCCGCTTGCGTCAATGCGTTGGTTTTAATCGTTGCTACCGGCTCGTTTTTTATCCTACGGAACAAGGCCCGGCGTTCTGTGTCGCTGATCGTGGTGAAATCGATTATTTTTTCTTCTGATATTCTGTCTATATCCTCGTCCGGTTCGCGTGTTTTTTGCTCTACCGGAGAGTTATTGACAGAACTCCAAGGGACGGCGGGGCCGTCCTGAAAAACATCAAACCCCACGGCAACGGCAGGTTTCACCTTTTGGCGGGCGACAATCTTCCAAGTTTTTAGGCGAGTACAGATGCGCGACGCCTCGCCCAAAAGCGGGGAATAGATACCGAAAATCTTCTCAGTGATTTCGCCGTAGGCATTGGGCTGTTCATTGTCCTGATAGGCAATGCGCACGGTATATTCTTCGCGGGGAATTAACACGCCACCCTGCTGCATGATGTAGGTAGCAAAACAACTGACATCAGCCGCCGACATAACCGCATCCATTGCCGGATCAAGTAATAGCTTTTTCCCTCGCATGGCAGCGACTTTCGCTGCAATGTCTGCGGGGTCAGTTTCTTCATCAATCAGGTGCTGTATGGCTAACTTAAATTCATCTGATTTAATCAGCTCATTGAGTAGCTTGTTATTCAGCTTGCGCAGCTCTCGCCAGACAGTCACCGGCGGGGTGCCTATTGGCTGATATTGGCGGATTCGGTGGCGTGATGCCCAGGCCATAGCAAAGCGGGCCGTTTCTTTCAGCGGCTTGCCGGTTTCATGGTCTAGTTCACCGTCCAGCGCGTAACCATCAATATTTTTACTGATGTATTTAGCAATATAGGCGGTGGCGCTGCCTTTCTTCGGATCCAGCCGCTTGGCGGTAAATCGGGCGCTGGTGCGCTTACCTAATTCGGCGCGATCAGTTTTGACGGCATAGGCGCGCATAATCTCAGTGATGGCCTGGCATTCTTGCGGTTTCATAAATAACAGTAAGTGCCAGTGCGGTGTACTGTCATGATGCGGCTCGGCGACACGGAAACCGTAGACGCGCAGATTTTCCCTACCCAATTTTGAAGTAATGTTTCTCCATAACTTGGTGAGATAGGCTTGCGCCTGTGGTGGCGTGGTGTAGTTCCATTTTGGGTTAGCGTGGCCGCTTTGGTTGTTAGCGTGATTTTTGGACGGGCAAGTAATGGTATAGAACATACCCACATCATCACGCGACTGAGCGACCAGCTCGATCCCTTTCATGCGCGCCATCAACTCATGACGGCGAATAGTCGGATTGCTGATACTGGCGTCCACCATTGCCTCTAAAGAAACGGTGTTGCCCTCTTCATCAACTAATTCATGTCGCTTGAAGAATTCACGGTTGCGGCGCTTTTGCTCCATCCAGTCGGCCAACGCTTCTTTGCTGATGTAAGGTGCGGCACGCTTATGGATCAAGCCAGCGGCGCGCAACTGGCTTTCTCGCCAATCATTACGCAGTCGCCACAATTTACACTCCCACCAATCCGCATTAATCAGTCGGGCAATAGCAGAATAATAAACTGCACGATCCACTGGCTCATCTGGTTGGTTGGGCTTCGGCCCCAGCTCGCGCCAGTGCGGCGGTTCGACCCGTAAAGACCGCACTTCAAGCGCAATATTGCGATAAATGGTCAATAACTCGGCATCAGATAAAATGCGGGTTTCTTCGGTGGGTGTTGATACCTCGGTGCAAAACATTTCATTAATACGGCCAGCAACATCATTCGCCAGCGACTTAACCCGGCGCTTGTTCAGCTCGGCAAGGTGGCTGTAAATCCCCTGAAAATATGCCATTAACTCAGATTTACGGCCCTTTCTCACACCCTGATATTCGCGCACAGCATCCAGACGTACCAATGCATTCTTGCCGGTACCGGTTAAGAATGCATTGGTATGTTTATCGCCATGATTTTCACGTAACCATCTAATTTTATTTTGAAAATGAGATTTAATAAAAATAGGTTGCTGATCAATACGAGCCTCTACGCCTTGCGGTGAATCCGCCCATTGTTGCTTATCACGCAAATAGATCTCGCGCTCCAGCTCGGCGCGCGCTCTGCGCATTTTTAGTAAGGTTTGATTAGGCTCCCGTAATTCGGTATATCCCAACGCATTAAGGCGTTTTACATAGCGGATAACCAACGGGTGAGATTTTGGTTTCTCCACTACAGCAACAGGTGCTAAGGGCTGATAGCGGCCAATAGCAGGGAGCGGGGCATTCCATGGATAGGCCCATTCAACAAAAATATCACTGCTGCCTGGATAAAACAGCGGTGGTGTGATGCAACCACGGGAGTGTTCAACCATTCAACTCCTTAACTTTAGATAATAGGAAACCTGACACGATAAATGCGCCATATTTAATAACCCGCTAAAACGTTATTTCTTTATAACAAGTCTTTTGGGATTGAATTCAAATCAACCCATAAATCCAACGCTGCTTTACGCACCGCTTTTCTTTCGTGATATTCCAACTCCCGAAATTTTCTTTCGTGGCTGCCTTTCTTTATCCCAGCGGCATAATAAATAATACCTTTGGTCTTACTCCTGCTTAATGACTCCAGACGCCGTTCAAACTCTTCATCTGGATCCTTTTTAAACATTTCCTTTATGCTGTCTAAATGCCGTAAACCTACTTTTTGATTCCATTCCTGTATTGCAAGTGGTGATTCATCGGTATTTATTTGCCCCATTATTCGCACCTCACGGGAGAACAATTAATACGGTTTAAACTTACAGACGCGCTTTGCGTGCTACTTCTTCTTTCTTGATACTGGTGCGGTGGCGGTGATCACGAATTGCGGCGCGGACAGACAAAACAGCAATCCAAATAAGCACCGCCAGCATGATTAATGCGCCTCCGGTCAATTCAATTAGTTGCCCTGGCATGTCAGCACCTCTTCATTAAACAGAGGTGGGAGAACACCTGACTCACGGAATTTCTGTGTTGCTGTATTCAGTTGGTGAAAAGTGGTTAGTTCGTTTTCACGTAATTGCCACGCAATGGCGGTAATCATGCTTAAGCCCGCAAGGGTATTGCTGGCAATGGAATTTCTTTCACGGTGATGAAGAGTTGTTCTTATTGAATAAATTCCATCTTTCCCTACGGAGCGATTGATTAACTCGGCTATATCAGCACTGTGCGTGCGCAATATGGCGTTAGCTATCTGTAGGCAAGGTGATTTCATGCTGCTACTCCCGTCTCACGTTCGGTGTACAACTGATTGATAAATCCAGTTGCTTGCGCTTGCGAATCAAACAGACCAAAAGACTGATCGCCCAAGAAAACCTCATAACGGTTAAGCAAATTAACAGCCTTTCTGCGCCGAAAATTGATCACGAATCCGCGATAAATTGATGCATTACGACTGATAGAGGTTATTGGGTGACTCATACGGCGGCACCTTGGCTCTGCCCTGCTTTGGTATTGCGCTTAACCGTCAACACATCCTTACGGATTATGTCTTCAATCCACTCACGCTCTGCGCCAGTGCAAAGCGCTCGGGTTTTCGCCATTGCTTCTAAATACTCATTCCACATGATGAAGCGGCGTGGTCGTTTAGTACCGGGGCGGCCTTCGCGATGAACCGGTAATTGATTGCGATCCATCATATTTACAACTGAACCGTAACTGCGGCCGGTGCGGGTGCAGAACTCGCGCGGCGTAATTGGCTCCGGTTCTGAAAACTTTGGCGTATTTCTATCTATTAGCATCTGTTAACATCCTCAATGGCTCTCTTCTGATGCTTCCTGATGGCTTTACGTGTTACGTGAAGCCCCCTGATGTATCGGTTGAGTTGGATTATGTATGTATATTTTGGAAAATGCAAAATGAAAATGGATATTGCAGAGAAATTGAAGCTAATGAGAGAAAGCGAACGGCTTACAAGTAGAGCTGAGGCCGCTGATTTACTAGGTATCCCTCAAAATGCTTTATGGCGGTATGAAACCGGCGATAGCGTGCCAAAAGGCGATGTAATTATGAAAATATTGAATCATCCACGGTACAAAAAATATGCTCTTTGGTTTATGACCGGCGAAATAGCGCCTGAATCCGGGCAAATCGCACCGGCTCTCGCGCACTCTGGGCCAGACAAAATAATATCTTCCCAATCAGGCAAAAAGATTGGTTAAGTATTTATAAAGTATTCATTTTTGAAATATCGTTTCAAAATGATATTTACATCGGAGGGTTTTCTTATGTCGATTAAGAAACTCGATGATGGTCATTACGAAGTGGACTTACGGCCGCACGGGCGCGATGGAAAACGTATCCGGCGTAAATTTGATAGAAAGAGCGATGCACTGGCTTTTGAAAAGTATGTGATCGCCAACTTCCATAATAAAGAATGGTTAAGTAAACCTGCTGATAAGCGACGTTTAAGCGAGTTTATTTCAAAGTGGTGGGATTATCACGGGCGTAATTTGAAGCACGGCAGTAAGCGCCTCAATGCAATTGAGGGAATATGTAACAACATGGGTGATCCAATGATGTATCAGATCACCAACCGTTTACTCATGGATTACCGTGCAAAACGGCTGACTGATGGTATAAAGGCATCCACAATTAATCACGCTCTTGCTGTACTTAGCGGTGTATTCAGTGTGATGATCGAAGCTGAGGAATTTTTTGGCGAGCATCCAATCAGAGCACTTGCACGCCTTAAGACGCAACAGCCTGAAATGTCTTACTTATCATCGGAAGATATCGCCAGACTATTAGACACGGCAAAAGGTGATGCACGGCGTATAGCTATACTCTGTTTGGCGACAGGTGCCAGATGGGGGGAAGCTAAGAGCCTTAAGGCAGAAAACATCATTCATAACCGAGTGACGTTTATTGAAACGAAGAATGGGAAAAAACGCTCGGTACCAATTTCACAGGAAATCGCCGACCAGGTGAAAACCACTGAAACTGGGCCACTGTTTAAAACTCATTACATGACTTTCTATAAGCTGATAAAGAAAGTAAAACCTGACCTCCCTCGCGGGCAAGCGATTCATGCTCTACGGCATACATTCGCAACCCACTTTATGATGCGGGGAGGAAATATAATCGCACTCCAACGAATACTTGGACATGCGAACATTCAGCAGACCATGACTTATGCGCACTTTGCACCTGACTATTTACAGGATGCAGTAATGCTAAATCCGCTAAGTGAAATGTCCACAAACCGTCCACACTTGTGA